AAAACGCGAACGCCGCGACAACGCCTCCCGCATACGGCGTTTTTGCGGTGCAGGCAATCATTCAGGCAGGCGGAAAAACAGTCGTGAAAACAAATCGCAAGGCCACGATTTCCAAAACCAATTTCGCTACGCCGCTCAAATTTTCGCTTGATAGAGGCCACCTGAAGCCAACCGATGAGTCCATCAATTACCGCAACGCTCACGCCCTGTGGATGCGCGACCTTCCGAAGTCGCCGTGGTTCAGGAAGCACTTCGGCATCATTGATTTCGCCCCTCTTGAAGCCGGTGCTGAAATCAAGACAAACTTCAATGCCGATACTACGTCAATCGAATGCTTTGTTGACCTGTTCGATGATGACGCAGCAAAGATGAGCGGCGTTGGGATTGTGCGCGACACCGACGGCTTCCTCGACACGTTTACCTACACAGGCATTATCCACAAAAGCGGACCAAACTCAACATTCATCGTCGGGGTCAAAGGCCTGTCCCGCAACCACACCACATCAAGTACCGTCTATCTGCTTGGAACGAGCGACGATTACAAGCACACTTGGCTGCTTTGGTCGGATATGCGGAACAACGGCGACGCAAACGCAGACGGTGGCTTCCAAAGAAAAAACTTCGGACTGATGCAGCCTATCAGCGAGAACTACTCGGTCAACATCGCATTCACCGACCAATTCGACAACGAAGGCGGCTACACTTCGTACACCGATTTGAAAATGGGAACTGACGTGGACTTGTGGGAAATTGACGCTGAGGTTGACCCTTCAACGAACGCACCGTGGTCGCTTCCTTTGCTGCAAGGAACGTATGACGGAAGCGCACAGGCGGCCGAAACACGAGGAATCACCATTGGAAAAACCTCCGGCTACCTGACCGCCGAAACGTCACAATATACCAACCTCGCCGTAGGAGACAAGGTGCTGATTTTCGATGACCCCTTCACCGCCGCTTACAACACCCACCACACGATTACCGCCATCACCGGAAGTGGAAGTACGCGAACCTTTGAGTTCTCAGGCACCACGGCGGTTCACGTCGGAGCAGGCTACACGTTCAGTTCAACCAATGGAAACGGACCATACATGGCGAAAATTGACGATGCTTATACCGTCCACACAGACCTCTCCACTTGGGAAAACAAGGGTGGTTCTTTCCTCGTCGTGGATGCTTCGCCGTTCTTCAACCTTAACACGTTCACCAACGGTGGGCGATACGGTCGGGTTTCGGGAGGGAGGACGAACCTTGGTGATTACGAAACGCAATACCACGGCTTCCCAATCCTCATGGATTCGTATTGGAATGAGGCGACCTCGCGCCCGAACACAAACGCCGTACCGTATTCGTTCCACGAGAACTACCACAAGTGGAACCAAGAAGCGGCAGAACTCAACCGTACTGTCGAACTCGGCGACAAGGTGATTGAAACTAAGCCTTCCACGAGCAACATCGCGGGCTTTGATGAATTCGGGATGGGAAAAATCAGGGCTACTCGTGGTTCCTCCACAAGCCAACCATCAACCGAGAACTTCTATTACACATGGGACGGGAAACTCGACTCGTCCGTGGTCGAATCGGCAACGTCGGCTACCGCCGCCTCGGCAGACCCGTTCGTTATCACCTGTTCGGGTGGCGACTTCGTGAACGATGGCGTCGAGGTCGGTATGCGCGTTCGCAACGTCACGGCAAAGTGGGTCGCACAAATCACGGCGGTCACGGCAACAACAATCACCGTTGATAGGGCGACGATTTACGCGGAAACGGGTTCGACCCGACAAGACGTTGTGATTTCAGATTCGATTTCCGTTCCACAACAACTGTACGACATTACGTTGCACTCGGACAACGCGCAGAACTTCACGCCGCAACAGGCAGAAGATTTCCTCGCCGGAATCCGCGCAAACTCAACATTCAAGGCCAACGGCTCAAACGCACGAATCGCGCTCAACGCCAACAATTCAAACGCGACCGGAGCATTCGATGAAGTCATCATCGGCGCTTCGGTCAGCCCGCGCTACGCGCTTCGTTTCCTGATGAACATCGGCGGCTTTGTTGAAAGTGCGAATAGCGGAACGTATTGGATGAGCGACAAGACGCGCTTCATGTGGTCCCTGATGCTCGCAGACACATGGCTGACGCAGGCTTCAGCGCCGTGTTGGTTTGACTTCTCAACGGTTCCACAATCGCAGGGAATGACTACGGACGGAACCAACACAAACTTCGACTCCTTCGGGTCCGCTTACGACGCCCGTGGAGGCAAGTCGCTGCTCACCATCGTCAGGGAGGCGAACGAATCCATCGGGACCGGCGACGCCGGTAGTCATGACTTGGGGACGACATTCCAAATCGGGAGGGACAACGCCATTGAGATTCGACCCGCTTACAACTGCGGCGAAGCCATCAACAGAAACAACCTGCACGTTTCGCAAATGCAGGCTTCGGTGTCGGGCCACGTCACCAACGTCCGCGTGTATTACAACAACGGTGCTTCTTTTGCAGACCACCCGGAACCCTCGCTCGGCTCGTCATACCGTTGGAAGATTGTCGAGATGCCCGAAATCACCAACCACACCGAGGCGCTTTTCATCGCAAAAGAACAATACCGGCAGGCCAAGACAAAGGCAATCCGCGTTACGGGGGAAATCATTCGTGACCTCGATGATACGGACAAGATGCTGAACGGGCGATACGGCTACATCGCCGACGTTTCCCGCGAAATCGAGCGCGGCGCAGCCGCACAAGCCGTGTTTAACACGGTCATACCAACCAACGCCTACAACGCGGTTTGGTCGAGCCAAAACGGCAATTTGTTCCCCGGCATGGTGAACGCTCTTGACGGAAACCTCGGAACCGCCGGAAGTGACCGATACCTGCGGAGCCGATATGGGAAAGGCTTCATTGCTGCATCCGGCTCGACTTCAAGCAGCACCGAATCGTGGAACAATCGTTTCTATTGGTGGGGCGCGAACTCCCTCGCCCATGCCGTGCAGGTCGTTCACGTTCCGACGGGGACTCCACTCGTCAGCGACACAACGGGGAACGACCTTCGTGTGTTCGTGGCGCTCAAGGACGGGCAGACAGGCACCGACATAGATAACGCCGAGTTCACGGTAGGCTTCAGCGACGTTTCCTTCGACACGGCCGCACAGGTTCCGTTTACGAACTTTTATAGCGGCTCTTCTTCCTTTGCGCCTGACTTTTCGGCCTCGCTCGCTACGAACGGCTACCAATCGGTGAACGTGTCCAAGAACGGCTTCTATGAGGTCACAATTCCTACTTCCTACGGTGCGCCCGCCTCTTCAAAATTCGTCATCAGCGTCAATGTGGACTACTTGCGTGACGTGCTTCGTCACCGTTGCGGCGACCCCACGGCATCGGGAATCCTCCACAACGCCCACGACATTACGGAACTCGGCCCTTCGTCTTGGACGGCAACCAACGCCGACTCCCTCTTCCCACTTGGCGCTCGACAATACTCCGACATGTCGGGCGCTTTCGATACCCGCTATGCGTGGTATGCCCCGCGTCTGCACGTCGTTGAAGACTTGCGTTGGCGTCCGGGCACCCAAGTCACATACACCGATTCGGGCCTCGGCCTATCAAGCGAGGCTATGGTTATCACGTCCGTTGATTGGGGCGTGGACGGGCGCGACATTGAAACAATAAACCTGAATCTTGAGCGCGACCAAACCAAGTCGGCGGGGGGTTTGGTTTCCTACTTGTTCCCGCGTATTTCGCGCCGCCGTGGCGGAACACCTTCGTCTTCGGGCGTCGGAGCCGGTGGTGGAAGCAACAGACCACTCCCCCCTCCCCAAGTCGGACCCGGAGGACAGGGTGGTTTCGGCGGCGACACAGGGACGCCGTACCGACCGGGAGGTGGGTCGCTTGGTGGCTCGGCATTCACGCCTTCTGCAATCCAAGGCGGCTTTAGCAGTAACGGTTCGGCAACAGGCGGATTCGTGAGCGAGGCAGGCATGGCGTCGCTTTCGCCATCTGTGGTGAATCGCATGACCGGGCGCATGAACGTAAACGACATGTCGGTATCGTCAGGCTCATTCGGCATCCTTGGGCAAGAGAAGCCGCCTGCGCCAACAAACACGCAACGGTCGGTCGAAGGTATTGACTCGTCCATCAGTCCTACCTCGTCGGGCGCTACCATGACGGAGGAAGGTTGGGTCTTCCCCGGCATCGTGAATCCCGAGGTCAGTCACAGATTCACGCACACCCAAAGCCTCAACATTCGTGTGCCTGATGACGTGGCCGACGAAATCATCACCGTGAGCGGGTCATACACGATGGAAGGAACGGGTTCAGACACGGCAGTTATCACCGTCACAGTAACTTGCGAAGAAACCGGGTCATCGGTCACACGTTCGTTGAACTTGTCCGGCGGCGAAACCCGACGCGACGTAGTGTTCATCACGGGATTGGTGGACGGCGCTTCGACGGGAGGCAACAACATGACTGTCGAAGTCAAGAGAACTCCGGGTTCAGGCAGCGACGACGCATCGTATAGTGCGGTCGTGCTGAACAACATTCGCGTGAACTTCCAACGCTTCAGCACAAAGGGCTTCGCTCAGGGCGATGCTTTCAGGCCGTACTGAATTCGTCACGAAGCGAGAGGATGGCCTTTGCCTGCTTCCGGTTGATTCCGGCAACCTGCATCATGTCCTTCTGTCGCGTCCCCTTGCGAAGAAGCACGGGGATAGAACCGTAGTGCTTGAGCAACGCCTCGGCCTGCTCCTGTCGAACCTTGCGAACCATCAGCGCCTTCACGCGAGGGTCTTCAGCATAAATCGGCTTCGGAGCGGCAGCGGGTAGCGAATGCTTCGCGCCTGCGATGATGTTTTGGCGATGGTTGGTTGCGAGCCATTCCACGAAGTCGTCCATTGTGTTCAGGTGCATGTAGCGCAGGTTGGGAAATCGTTGATGAAGCGTCACCAAGAAAGACTTGATGACCGCCCTCATCCGTTGCCTTTCCTCAGAAATTTCGCGGGCCGTGGGCCTGCGTCCGTGGAACCAAGGCTTCAGTTCGTGGTTGTAAACGACGAGAAACGGCTTGTCGAATGAAGCGCATAGGTCGGTCAATTGCCCAACGATAGTGCGCGAGCGACCGATGCCGAGGATGGAACGATAAAGGTCATTGATTTCCTTTGCCTCGATTCCCCAATCGCCAAGGACGTAATCGCCAACGTTGAGCCGTTGAACACGCGCCTGTCCCTTGGGATTGACGTTTCCATCGCCCATTTCAGTCAAGACTTTGTGAATCAAAAGGTCGTTCTCGCGGTCGTCCATCAGAAGCATGTTGGTCCATCCTGTTCGACGTATTAGAAAGAGCCGTCGTACTTCCAACACTTCCCGACACACATTCCGCGAGCGACATACCACTTGCACGAGGGCGATTGGCGGTAGTTCATGTTGGTGCGAATGCCCTGTCGGGTCAGGTGCGGCTTGAACCCCTCCCACCCAAGGTCGCTTATGAAATCGAAGATGCCGTCCTCCATCACGCGCTTCTGCTCCGAAGGAACGGTGGCCGGGTCAGCGAACCAACGCATTTCCTCGGCAAGATGTTGCACGAGCGCAACGCGGACCTCGTGGCCGGGGTTGGCTACGCGAACCGCCTTGTCCAAACACGGCGGAATCGGAATGTCGCCAATGGCCGAAACATCACCTTGAAACTTCTGCATCTTGACCTCCGGCTCGGGGTTGTCCGCGACCCACTTCACGAAGTCAAACGATGATGCCGTTTCCGCGCCCGTGAAGGGGTCATACACGGCCCATTCTGCCTTCGGGGTATCAGGGATGCGGAAGCCGTGAATATCGGCCCTGAGAGCCTTTACAGGGACATTTACGGCCCAACGCTTCCGAGTCACGTTGAATGTGTCGGGGATGCGGGTCATCTTGGCGGGGAATCCGACGCCATCGAGCGTCTTCAGCCCTTCCGCCATGAGTCGCTGATACCGCCCGAGCGGCGCATGAAAGTCCCGCCCCACAACGGAACGTGAGAACAATTGGTGGACATGGAAGCCACGGCCGGTTGCGACCACACGAACGTCCCCGTCGAGTCGGCCCAACAATTGTTCCACATCGTCCTTCACCTGCTCGATGGTGCCGCGCTCACCCGCGTCGAAATCCCACCACGCTCGGTCAATGACCGCGCTCGCGTGGGAAAACCGCCACGGTTGGTCCGCGTCCCTATCCCGAAACGAATAGAGGGAGGTGTAAAGGTTTGACTTGCCGTTGAGAGCGGAAATATAGCGGCGATAATCCGCTACGTTCTCGCACCTTGCCCGCTTCAGACCGATTTCGCGAGGCATCCGAAGAAGGCTCATTCCGACCACTTGTGTCCACAGGTCATGCAGGTGAAAACGAAAATTGCTTCAGGAGCCATGCCGGTTTGTCCGGTCACGCGCCACATCACTTCCGTATCAATCATACCGCCATCGCACTTTTCGCATCCTTCCATTCGCTCACCCCATTGTTACGTCTTGTGAAACCCCGAGCATTTGCTCGTTGCACGAAAGATGGTAATCGCACCATTGGGTGCAGAAATACTCGTTCCACTTGATAGGCCATTCTTCGGTCATGATGCCGTGAATCGAAGAATCAAGGGTATTAAACATACCGTTCACGGTTCGCGTCCCGACCGGCTCAAGCACGGCGAGGCCCTGCGTCATCCCCATGAAAACCTCGGCGTTGCGCTTGTTCATCATCTTCGTTAGGAAGTCGGGATTGTCTGCGTCGGGGAAAATCGTGAGAAAGTGTGTGGCGAACTCGCCGTGGACCTGCTCGTACAGGTGTCGGTAATAGGCCAATTCCTTGCGGGTGCGGGACAATTTGCCCTCGTTTGCGCTGCCCGTTTTCAATTCCACAATGCACAAACTACCGTCGGGCATCCTGAACACGGCGTCAATCATGCCGACGAGAATCACGTCGTAATTGTCCTCGCAGATGACCCCTTCCTCTTGACGACGATATTCGCAGAAATACGGGACTTCGTGCTTGACTTCCATTTCCACGATTTCAAGACCACCCCATTCCTCGGCGATGGCCTCGATGATTTGGTGCAAAGAAGCAACGGCTCCGTCCCCAAGGACGCCGTGTTCGTCAGCGGCCCTGTCGAAGTCGAGGTCAAGCAGGTAATCCTCAGCAATGTCCGCAGACAAATTCATGGTTGCGCTCATCAAGCCTTGTTCCATGACGGCGTGAATGGCCCTCCCTCGCTCGGCCTCGGGCGAAGACGGCCTTTCCACATCAGCGAGCGCGATGTTGTCCCACCAATAGCGGCGCGGACACTTGGCGTAGCCGGTGAAAGAAGACTTGCTGACGCGGAGGGGGTTATCCTCAGTCACGTCAAGCGGGTTGTACGTCCCTTTGCCCATACTATCCACTTAGGAGGGTGGGATATAAAGGTTGGGATGCCTCATTCCTCGTCCTTCGACGGGGCCTTGGGCTTGGGGTTGACCTTGGGGGCAGGCGTGGACTTTGCGGCCTTGAAAAGCGTGGCCTCAAGCGAAGCGAGGACTTCCTTTTCCTCTCCCTTGACGATACGGGACTCCGGCAGACCGAGAGCGCGAGCGTCGTGCTTGAGCGTGATTGGGCAACCAAGAAGGTAGGTGCGGGCGACACCATGCTCCTTGAGAGCGGCCGGAACGTCAGCGAGGTCGGTCACAAGAACGTTAGACATGAGAAACACACCTTAGAAGCGTCAGATAACGGTTACTCTTCGGAATCGTCCATCACGTCAGCGTCCGTGAACGCCTTTTCGCTGATTCCGTCGAGAAGGAGGCCACAGTCGGCGCACCGAGGGTCAATTTCAATGTCGGGAAGGAGCGGGCGAATGTTCGTCATTTCGCAACCGTAGCACACGACCTCTTCGGCCTTCCCCATGTCCTTCAACAAGGAGAAAAACAGAACATTGAGGCGGCGCAGGTCGGCAGCAGCCCCCTGATGCAGCAAATCAATACGGTGGCTAAGTCCATGCACAATTTCAGTCAATTGGTGCTGACTCATCTTCTTCACAGGCCGAAAACCGTCGCGGCTCATCGTCTTCCCCTGATAAAGCCATATAGCCAAGCCTATTAAAACCACACGTCTTGGCTTTTGCCGTCCAAAGCGCGGAGAACGGGACCGAAATCCCAATTCGCAGCCAAGAAATAAGGCTGAATCTTGTTCACGATAAACCGCTCGCACATGACTCGGTGGCCTACCTCAGCGATGCCTTCGATTTCATCGGGGTGGTCGAACGCCATGTATTTCCCATCGGGACCGATGGCGCACAGGAAATGGTCGCCTTTACGGTAGCCCTTGCCGAGAACGCGGTTGGCCCACGCCGCACCCGCAGCGGGGCCGGACACCGAAGAATAATCCTCAAGGTTCTTCGTCAATTTGCCCTTCATGCACAGACCCAACAGGTCCGCCTCCTTGGAAATCACAGAATCAATCAGCGTGACGATTCCGCCGGTCACGTCGCCTTCGTCTTGCCCGCTGAGGATGCCGTCAATCACCTGAGCCATAGCGTTCTTCATCAGCGCGGGCATACGCGCCTGCTTCATCTCAATGCCCTTGACGTACCGCTGAGGTTCGTGGGATTCGCCGTCAGTCCACGTCACGAGTCCGCAATACCTGTTCTTCTCCATCAGCATGAAGCGGGACGACCACTTCTCAAATTCGACTTCGATGGGAGCCATACTCGCGTTCACATCTGCGAGGACGCGCAGCCCTTCTTCGGGCGAGGGGACGATACACATCACCGAGTCGGTGTGGCCGTACACCACGGGGAAGCCTCGCTTCTCCACCTCGTCCTTCAGACGAAGAAGGGTATTGCGAGAAGCATGGGTAATGGAAGCGGCGATTTCAGGATGATAAAGGCTATACTTCGCATCACCCGCCACTCCATACATCGAAGCAACCAAAGTCTTCGCCGCAAACTGCAATGTGTCGTATTTCACACGCTCCTGTTCGCTTTCAGACGATTTCATTTGCGCCTTGTAATGGTTGCGTAATTGCGTCATGCGGTCCATCTGACGGCCAAGAAGACCCTGCCTTTCCTGTGTGAACCGAACGCCGTTTCCGCAATCCACACCGTCCTCGCAAAGCGTGTCCCATGAAATGTTGTGGAGGTTCACGTTGCTATGATACATGGCCTTCACGTCGAAGATGCCTACATTATCGTGGATTCCCTGTACGCCCTCCATCACGATGCCGCCGGAGTAGTCCTCTTTGGAGAAGCGGGCCTTCGACGGGAGGCAGAAGTCCACCTCGGGGTCGGACAGGACGAGGTTCGTGAAGACCTGCGTGATATGCGGCGTCGAGCGGATTTCGCATTGGGCGATGTGTTGCACGGCGATGAAGTAGTCGAGCGCATTCACCATCGCGTCGAGCCTCGGCAAAAGGCGCACGTCCTGACGGTTATAGTCGGTGTATGTCCCAATGTCGGTGTAGTAGGTGTCGTGTCCATCGGGTAGTTCGACCTTTCGCTCGCCAAGCACTTCGTCGGCCACGTCGTCCAATTTATAGCCCGACAATTTGCCGTTCTTCATCTCAAACAATTTGGAGAACGCAAGCATCAGGTCAATACAGTTACGGCCGGGGATGGGTTGCGCCCAATCGCCAAAGTCATAACGAAATCGCTTCATCGGACTCATGCGGCTCGGGGGCAGCGCGAGGTAGTTCATCCGGTCGGCAATCTGCCTAATATCCGCACCCACGACGAACCATCCGGTGATTATATCGGGGTCACACTTTCCCATGTGCAAGGCGAAGTGGGTGAGCAAATCACGCTCGTTGGCGAAGGCGAGGATGGGGGTATCGAACGTCACCCGCTCCAAACCTTCAGGGTGATTCTTGCACGGCAGCGAGTCGTGGCGACCAACCGGAACATCGGGGTGCGTAAGCCAAGTCCACATCGTTTCCTTGAACGAGTCGTAAACGGTCAGCATCGTGATTTCGCCTGTGCTGATTTTCCATTCGCCGTCAAGATACCAAACGCGGTGTCGGTAGTTAGGGATGGGAGCGCCGCCGCGCTTCACGCGGTCAGCCAAGACCTTGTTCGTGAACGGGACGTTCGCTTCCCACGTTTCGCCGTCACGGTTCATCTGTCCAATATCATAATCCTGAAAAGTCTCGACCTTTACCAATTCCTCGCCAAACACGCAGCGATAGCCGTCGGTCTTGCGCCCTTCGACCCAAGCGCCCGATTCCTTGCTGACGTAGCACCAAGGGAGGTAGTCGGTGATGCGCGTTTCGATGCGCCTACCCTCGGTGTCGCGGTGACGAACGAGAACATCGTTCCGCCCGTAGGGTTCGACAATTATGCCTTACCCTTTGGATGGAGGGATATAAACGTCACGACTTACGACCGCGTGGGCGCGTGGGAATGTCGTGCTTCACCAACCAACCGTGAATCGTCATCGGGCTGACGGCAAACTGCCTCGCAATATCAGCCATCGTGCGACCCTCGGTGACGTAAGCGCCCGTGAGCCAAGCGGCATCACGATACAGGCGCTCGGAGGGAACGGAGCCGTAGGTCACATCAACGAAGAGCGTGTAGCCCTCGCGTTCGACCTCGTATCGGTCTGACCTGAATTCGTCCATGCTTACGTCAATCTCGATTTGTTCGCCCGTGTTTGGGTCGCGTACCTTCACCATGAATCACCCATGCTTAGAAGCCTATATCAACCGCTTGTCTCCCTTTGCGGCGGAACGAAGTCTGAGTCGCGGTCAATAACACGGAAAGAGCCGCACGATTGCTTGCGGCCGTTCTTCCTGAAACGGTGATACGCCACCCCGGTAAAGCGAACTTCACCACAACCAATGCACTTCCTCCAAGCCTTTCGGGGCGGCATCATTGATTCCTCCACCAAACCCTCCCCGAATGGTGTTGTTCATAAGAAAGAAGGCCCTTACTAAACATCACCTTGAGAAAACCCGAAACCGAATTGGAACTGACCGAAATGTTCTTGTTGATGTAGCGAAGGCATTTGTTTGCGATTGTGGCTGACGAGAACGGTTCCCCAACCTCGTATTCGTACAGAAGGACCGCGCCGACGGCCAATTTGACCTGCATTCTTCGACGCGAAATGAAAATGTCGCCGAGGTATTCGTTCACCTGTCGTATTTGGGAAGGGGACAGGTCGTGCATCGTGGTGCGTCGCACCTGTTCGGCAACATCAGGTGGGAAGGCCACGCCGCGAGCAGACACAAGGCCCGCCGAACCGTTGGAGGAACCTTCAGCGTTGTTTTTCATTGGTTCGCCTTCCCTTGTTGTGTTTCACAGGACACCGGCTTGGAAAGCCCATGACCCGTCGTTGAATCGGACGCCGAGGCGGTAGCCCTGTTCCTCGTGCGTAAAGTCGAAGAAAAACACGCTGCATTCCCCGCTCATGTGCTTGAAAAGGTAATCGAGTCCACCCTCAAAAGTCATCGAGAGGCGCGTTTTCTTGGTAATGTCCTCAGTCCCCATTGGACTGTCGGAGTCCTCGCAATCAAGACGTGTTTCGGTTTGACCGTACATCGGGTCGCCGACAATCACCTTAACATCAGGGTAATTCCTTTCGCCGTCGAATTCAAAGGTAAATCTGTTGAGTCGCTGATTGCTCGCGGAATCAAAACGCAGGGCGGCGTAAATCTGCTCCGCATCGGCCACGAACGTAGCGCAGGCAGCGATTTCCCTTCCCTCGCGGTCGGTGTAGGTTGCCTTGTACGGGTCTATCCGTTCGGAAAGCGTCAGGGACTTCTCGTGGAAGGCGCTCACGGACTCGGGACTGTGCGAAAATGCCTTGGCTTCCCCGCTGACCTGAAGCGTCGTCTGCTTCCTC